GTCCTATTTCTTCTGCATTCTCTCTCATATAGTAAATTGCTTCAGGCCATAATTTCTTTGGAGCTGCTGGCCACAAATATTGTATTGTAAGACAAGCTCCTGGTCCAGGCGATACGAATCTTTGGTCATGATGATACTTCATTTGTGGTAATACCGACGAAGAAGCAGCTCCATGAAATCCATAGTAATGTCCAATGCCAGGTTGTTCTCTTAAGAGAGTATAAATCTCTGACATGTGATTACATTTTTGCATTCTCTCTAAGAATCCAGTATCTCTAAATGACGCAACCCATTCACATACATCAACTGCATGGAACTTTCTATCGGGTTCATTATACTTTTTACGACAAAAGTTTCTACCTGAAGTTTGTATTGAAGTATGGAGTTCTGTTGTTCCCCAAATTGGTTGTTTGTTACTAATCGCTTTATCTAAATTACTACGTATGAATTGAATATATGTCTGGTCATTATCTGCTATTTTATCGAAATCAACGAACACTGCATATTCGCCTGATGCGAGAAAATGAACGCCTCTTCCTCCATAAAAATGAGATATAAATGTATTGCCAACAATATTCATTAATGAAGTATCTAAGCTCGCAATATCTTGGCCAATAAATCTCATACGATCATCTAATGTAATCGTTGGATGAAAATATTCTACGTTTTCTCCAAGACCATAGTCATTAAATCCACGACGATTTACTGATTCGTAAACTTCATCGCTATAACCAAGTTGAATATTAGCTCTTTGATTGACTTTATATAAGAACCAATTGAACTCTTCCATAAGTTCTTTATTGTAATTCGACCAGTCGTAATTGTACTTAGTACTTGACACGTTCTTCGTTATCTCTCTTTAAATGTACAATTGATACATTGGGACATCTTTTCTGTATTTCTTTAATCTGAATTGGATCATCTTCAAAATGCATTTGAACTTCTATTCCTAGATCCTTTAACATGTTAATCATTTGTCCTTTGAATATACCTGATGCTTTTCTACCATAGATTGGATTATCATGACGATCAAGAGGATTCATATACACGGTATTATATATGCCGCGAGATTCTAACATCTTTATAGTATCCTCTCGATCATGATATGGTCGCCCTGTGATAATTACATCGTTATCACAAGGTCTTACACCGGTAATGTCATCTCCAAAATAGATAACACCATCAATATCAAAACTATTTACTTTGATAGTCATTCTCTGAATCTTGAAAAGTAAATAATAAGTCTTTTGCTTTAGGTCGATTCTCTTTTAATTGAGGTCTTGTCATATCTGTTACGATACGTCTTGCCAAAGCATCACACTCAAATTTAGCGTCTTCAGTTTTAAGTTGGACTGGTGGAGTTTTCTGTGTCCACGCTGATGGTCCTCTTAAGTAACCAACAATACCCATCTCTGAAGCTACTTTACAGAATCTAATTGCTGAAACAACGACTCCACCTGAGTTAGGCGAATCTTGAACTGAAAGTCTTGCTGACATTTCGTATCTTGCTCCTGCAAATCCATAAGCAATAATATCAAAGTTGGCTATCTTGTTATCAGATGAGATATATTCTCCACCTGGTTTTTGTTGAACAGTTAAAGAAGGACCTGCAAAGAGAGTCATACCTGCAATAGATTCGTTTCTTACAATGTTTTGTCCTTTCAATACATTCTCTTTAGAGATATGTTTGTTCTTAAGTCTATATTGCTTAGCCATATTCAAGAAGTCAGTATTCGCTGTTCTTCCTGTTCTTATATGTTCTTGTCCTTGAGTCGATCCACAAGCCATATTCATTTGAATATGTTGCGTAATCATAAGACCAGAATCTAGCATAGCACCTTGTAGTACTTCAGACATTCTTGATGCTCCCCAAGCTGATCTCATATCAGAACCAATGAATGATAACCCAGCATCGATAAATCTTTGCTCAGTTGTAGTTGCCTCTTTTGATGAAATCAATGTAGGAATACAGTTAACAAAGTGGACTCCAGCTGCAAGTGCAACATCAACCCAATACCTTGAAGCATCTTCTGAGCCTACTGGTAAGTAATTAATGAGTACATCTACTTGATGATACTGTAGTAATTCAACTGTTCTATCAAAAGACTCAGCTGGTACAGCTCCATTTACAAATGTCACTTCATCTGGATAGTCATGCATGTGTGGAGCTATTCCATCCATTTCTGGAGCTGAATAAACCAATGCATCCTTTGTTACACATGATGTATTACTATCGGTACTTATTTTCTCGACATGATCCATAGCACAATTAGGCTTAGCTCTTAAAGCTTTTGCCAATTTCTTGTTGACCTTTCTTTTATCGATATCAAATCCAATTACGAATTCTATATCGTGAATTGAATATCCTCCGATGTCTTCATACATAAGACCAACTTTGTCTTCTGGATTTTCGTTATAATATTGAATTCCCTCTACGAGAGATTTCGCGCATGAACCGACACCTATGATACCGGCTTTTATTTTGTTTGACATAATTATTTTCTCCTTGTTTATATCAGTTTATTTGAGTGAGAATTTTGACTGGGAGTTCCAGAGTAGCTCACTATATACTATTAGTTATAACACCAGCGAGCAGACCACTTCCTAAGATAATGACTGCAGCAGTGTTTAAAATTATCAATGCTCTATCTTTCCAGATAAGAGCTACTATTAACCAACCAAAAGATCCTATTAAGGAAAGTGTTTGGTCATAGATCGCA